GTTGATGGTACTGAACGTAAGATGTTGTGTACCCTTCAGTCTAATGTGATCAATCAAGACTATGAATCATATGATGACACTAATCCTCCAAAGATAATCAATGAAGAGGTGATGCGAGTATTTGATACTGAAGCAAGTTCGTGGAGATCATTCCGTTTGGCTAATCTTAAATACGTTAAGACTGATCTAAAAGGATTACCAAAAGAAATCAAACAAAGGGCAAGAGCAATTGATGGGTTTGGAGAGTGAATCCATTTGAGTTAATCAAATCTATATCCTCTTCTAAAAAGGATATACTAGAGAATGAGAAAGAATACAATGCCTTTATGGTTAATCGTGGTCTATCTTATTTCCCTGATACTGTGATATACGCCAATGAAATGAATAAGTTCCACCATCTGGATGGCAAACTGCAGTATCATTTTCTTATAAATATAGTTAGAAAACGAAATAGGTTTTCTAAGTGGAACAAATCTATAGATGATGAGAATATCAATGCTATTAAAACCTACTATGGTTATAGCAATGAGAAAGCACGTGATGTCCTTCCGCTTTTAAGTAATGACAACTTGAATACTATAAAAGGAAGAATACAGCATGGCGGAATACAACGATGATGATCTGGTAAATTGGAAACCAGAGATGATGTTAGAAATTACAATAGCAGAACCAGATGATTTCCTTAAGATTCGTGAAACACTTACAAGAATAGGTGTGGCTTCGAAGAAGGATAATAAATTATATCAATCATGTCATATCCTTCATAAGCAAGGAAGATATTTTATAACTCATTTTAAAGAGTTATTCTTATTGGATGGTAAGCCATCTAATCTTACACAGAATGATCTTAAACGTAGGAACACAATTGTCAAACTAATGGATGATTGGGGATTACTAGAGACCATAGCACCTATTGGTGACACAGCAGCACTAAACCAAATTAAAATTATTAGTCACAAAGATAAATCAGACTGGGAATTATGTCCCAAATATAATATAGGTATTAAATAAAACCTGTATAAATAGAATTGAGTATGCCGAAAGGGTATTCATTTTATAACCTTGCTATAATATAGGAGGACAATTATGTCAAACTTAGCATTTAACTTCCCAAGGGATACGTTCCTTGGATTTGATCAACTTTTTGAAACACTATCAACAGTACCATTTAACGGTACAACCGAAGCACGTAGCTCTGGCTACCCACCATATAATGTTATTCGAAAAGCTGATGGTCATTTTCTTATTGAGATCGCTGTTGCAGGATTCAGTAAAGATGACATCAACCTAACTCTCGAGAAGGGAGTTTTGACTGTCACTGGTAATAGACCTACTGGTGCAGTAGATAGAGACTACGCACATCGTGGAATCTCTTCAAGAGGATTTGAAAGACAATTTACTATAGCTGATACCGTACAAGTTATTGGTGCAGATATCGTAGATGGTTTGCTTGTCATTGCTCTGGAAAATAACATTCCAGAAGAGGATAAGCCTCAAGTCATTAAGTTAGGTAAACTAAACAAAGCAGCAACTTTGCTGCTAGGTTAAACACTAAGGAGCATTATGGCATATTCAGACCAAGTTTTAGATCACTACAATAATCCACGCAATGTGGGTGTAATGGATCAGCATGATCCAAGTGTAGGTACTGGTATGGTAGGTGCTCCTGCTTGCGGCGATGTAATGCGACTTCAAATAAAGATTGAAGATGACGTAGTTACTGATGCCAAATTTAAAACATATGGCTGTGGATCAGCTATCGCTTCTAGCTCACTATTAACTGAATGGGTAAAGGGTATGACAGTAAATGAAGTAGAATCTATAAAGAATACTTCTATTGTTGAAGCTCTTAGTCTTCCACCAGTAAAGATACATTGTAGTGTACTAGCAGAGGATGCAATCAAATCAGCTATCAAAGATTATAAATCAAAACAACACAGGTAAATTATGAATGAAATTAAATTAATCCGATTAACTTCGGGTGAAGAGATATTAGTGTATGTAGTAAATGAATCAGGTTTAACATTAACAGTAACACATCCGGTTCTTTTAATTCCAAATAAAGATCAAATTGGCTTCATGCCTTATATGTCTTATTGTGAAATGGATAAAATGATAATTAAGAAAGATCATATCATGTTTAACCTTGTACCAACCGATGATTTAAAAGATCAATATAAACAAATGCTTCACGGCGAAAACGTTATCCAACTAAACGAAACCCCAAAAATATTAACATAAACATATGTACTTTTTGTGGTATCATGTTATAATGGTACCATGACAAATTCTTTCTATGCTAATGCTTTCCGTTATGGTAAGGTGATCAAATATATGGGTTACGAACACGGTAAGAAGGTTTCTTTTACCGTTCCATACAAACCAACCTTATTCGTTACCAATAAAGGTAATAACAAACATGACTGGAATGCCTTAGACGGTACTTCCGTTGAGCCTATTGTATTCGGTTCAATGGGTGAAGCCACTGACTTTACAAAGTCTTATGCAGATGTACCTTCTTTTAAAATCTTTGGCAACAATAATTATGTTGTACAGTATCTTAATGAAGAGTTCCCTGGTGAGATCAAGTGGGATCGTAATCTTATTAATGTTACCTCCCTCGATATAGAATGTAAGTTCGGTGATGGTTTCCCTGAGCCGGCTCTGGCTGATCAGGAAGTAACAGCAATCACCACTAAGAATAATATCGATGATACCTATTACACATTTGGTTGTGGTGAGTATGATGTAGAAAAAGCATTGATGCAAACCAACACTGTTGTTTATGTAAAGTGTGCAGATGAGAGAGAACTCTTACACAAGTTTGTCTATCACATGAATACTACATCCCCTGATGTTATCACTGGATGGAACGTAGAGTTCTTTGATATCCCATACCTTGTTAATCGTATTGCTAAGATCAATGGCGAGCAAACAATGAAGCGTTTGTCTCCATGGCGTATGGTTGATGCACGTGAAACACATACTGGCTTCGGTCAATCTACAATCAAATATGAATTAAAAGGTATTGCTATCTTAGACTATATGGCAATCTTTAAAAAGTTCGGTTACTCATATGGTCCACAAGAATCATATAAGCTTGACCATATTGCAAGTGTTGTTCTCGGTGAGAAGAAGCTTGACTTCGGTGAAGCCTCTGACCTAAATGAATTACATGAGAATGATTACCAAAAGTTTATTGATTATAATATTAAGGACGTAGAACTCATTGATCGTATGGAAGATAAGCTTGGTCTTATTACTCTATGTCTAACCATGGCATATAAAGGTGGTGTGAACTATGAGCAAGTACTTGGTACTGTGGCTATATGGGATTCACTAATCTATAGAGACTTGCATGCTAAACGTATTGCTGTCCCTATGAATTCTGAATCATTCAAAGGTGCATATCCCGGTGGTTATGTTAAAGAACCTCAAGTAGGTATGCATGACTGGGTATGTTCATTCGACCTTAACTCTCTATATCCAAGTATCATTATGCAATACAATATGTCTCCCGAGACTATACTACTTGATGATGAGCCAGGGGTAAATGTTGAATCAGTTCTTCGAGGTGATATCAATAACACTAAACCACATACAGCTTTGGCAGTGAATGGTACAAGATTTAGTACAAAGAAGCTTGGTGTATTACCATCAATTATTGAAGAGATCTATACAGAACGTGTCGGTCACAAACAAAAACAAATTAAAGCTGAGCAAGAATTAGAATTATGTACAGTAAAGTCAGATGTCTATGCACTTGAGAAACGTATTGCTATTGCCAAGAACCAACAGATGGCATTAAAGATCCTATTGAATTCATTGTATGGTGCGATGGGTAATAAATGGTTTAGATACTTTGACATGCGTATTGCTGAAGGTATTACTCTTACTGGTCAAGCAACTATTCGTTGGGCAGAGAATAACCTTAATGATTACTTAAACAAAACATTAAAGACTGATAAAGACTATGTAGTTGCTATTGATACAGACTCGGTCTATGTTACCCTTGGTGATTTAGTTGAACGTCTTGGTCCTGCTAAACCAGTAGACTTCTTAGATAAGATATGTTCTACAGCACTTGAAGGTGCTCTCACTGAATGTTATGACGAATTATATAAAACCCTAGGTGGTATTGAGAATAAAATGGTGATGGGTCGTGAGGTAATTGCTTCTCGTGGTATATGGACAGCAAAGAAGAGATACATATTAAATGTGCATGACAATGAAGGTGTTCGTTATGCCCAACCTAAATTAAAGATTATGGGTATTGAGGCAATCAAATCATCTACTCCTGCCATATGTAGACAAGCATTAAAAGATATATTCAAGAGGATCATAGACACAGATGAAGCTACTGTGCAAGATGACATAGCAAACTTTAAGGTTGCCTTCAAACAGGCATCGGCTGAAGAGGTTAGCTTCCCACGTGGTGTGAATAATCTAAACAAGTGGACTGATCGTGAAAACATATATAAGAAAGGTACACCAATCCATATTCGTGGAGCAATCCTCCACAACAATTTAGTGACTGATAAGAAGCTAAGTAAGAAGATAGTAAAGATAACAAGTGGTGATAAAGTAAAGTTCACATATCTTGTCAAGCCAAATCCTATTAAAGAGAATGTTATTGCATTTATTGATTACCTACCTCAACAGTTTAATCTAGAGAAGTATGTTGATTATAATTTGCAGTTCGAAAAGACATTCTTAGGTGCTATTGAACCTGTATTAGAAGCAGTTGGATGGGAAAGTGAGAAAACCATATCGTTAGAATCATTTTTTGTTTAGGTATGTACATTCAACATTTATGTGATATAATGGTATTACAGTTTATAAAGGAGAACGTATGAGTACAAATTGGGTAAGTGATATTAATATAATGCATCAAAAATATGGTGTACATGAATGGACTAAAACAGCCAGTCCATTTGATCTTAAAAAGTTTATTGAATTCCGTCTTGATTTTATCAAGGAAGAGTATGATGAAACACGTGAAGCAATCGTTAATGAAGATGCAGAGGAGATCGTTGATGGTCTTATTGATCTTTGTGTTGTTGCTATTGGTACATTAGATGCATTAGGTATTAATTCAATTGATGCATGGGATAGTGTATTAGAAGCAAACATGGCAAAGGAAGTTGGTATCAAAGAAGAGAGACCAAATCCATTAGGTCTACCAGATCTAATTAAGCCAGCTGGCTGGATAAATCCAAGTCATGAAGGTAATCACGGTATTATAGCAAAGAGTTTTTCTGATGCTATTAAAGAAAAAATGATGGAAGCAAATAAGGCAAGGACAGATATCCTATCTGATAATCCTGACATCAATTCTAACTGGTCACCTAATGCAAAACATTTAATAGAAATGGAAGAAGCTAACTTAGATGGAATAATTAATTATGAAAGTGATGGTGATCCAAACTGGTCATCTGATGAACGTATGAATATCATAGGTCAGAACGGTAACGATGGTGATCATTACGAAAAGCTTGAACATCCTAATGAATACCAAGATGGTACTAAGATTGACTTTACCAAAGATTCTGAATACATTAGACTTTATGGAGATAAAAAAGATGGAAGTAATTAAAGAAGATATGACGTATGACATGTGGTTACAAATGTATAAAGATACAAATGTAAATAAAATTACTTTGGAAGAGCATACTAAATATGCTAAATTATTTAAAGCCTGGAGGGCAGGTAACATAGAGAGAGTAACTGTTTAGTGAAAAGCCTTACATTATTTAAATCAGTATTTGATAACAAAACTCACAAGCGTATAGACTGTACCTCTTACGTTGAATTTGAAAAGTTATTATTTGATTTAGCAGACCAGCCCCGGAAAGATAAAAAGTCTGCACCGCTCATTTCTCCCGCAACGTATAAGCCCGATACAACACGAGCGAATGATAATGTAATTGGCTGGGCAGGTTGGTGTGCGGTGGATGTAGATGAACATGTATTCGATGGTGAACTTGAGAAAGAATTATTGAATGCTTATGGAACATGGAATCATGTTGTCTACTCCACCGCCTCTTCCACTAAGGAACATCCTAAATTTAGAATAGTATTCCCTCTCACTGATGATATACCTAAAGATAAGATCAAACATTTTTGGTTTGCTCTGAATAAAGAGTTAGGTGATATTGGTGATCCTCAAACAAAAGACTTAAGCCGTATGTATTATGTCCCTGGTCAATATGAAGGTGCATATAATTTTATATTTAATTGTTTTACTGGTATCGATATGAATCCATATGATATAATGTCTAAGCATGATTACGTGGAAAGAGTTCATACCTTATTAGATCATTTGCCTAAAGAAATTCGTAGAGGAGTTTTAGCTCATCGTAAAAATGAAATGACAAATACAACAATCTCATGGAGTAATTATAAAGATTGTCCATTTGTTAATAAGAAATTGGTTAAAGAATATAACTTAATTTCTGACACCGGCTGGTATACAAAGATGTATGCCATTATGGTTTCTATAGCTGGCAATGCGATACGTAAGAAGTATCCTATATCCGCTGGAGAGATCACTACATTATGTAAGGAGATAGATTATGAGAACGGAAACTGGTATAAATCAAGACCATTCGACAAGGAGGCAGATCGTGCCATTGAATTCGTATACGGAAACCTTTAACCAAACAGACATAGATCCTAAACGTTTATACGATAGGGCATTCAAAGAGTCTGAGAAGATTACTTGGAACCCTAACAACAGAACTAAACAAAGGATATTAGAAGACTGCATGATGGGTCAATGTGCAGAGTTATTCTTAATAGACAAGTGTGGATTCACCGATAACCCTAATGGCTTCATGGATGTATATGATCCAGTAGGAAATGAGATTGAAGTGAAAGTTACACGTGGAGAACACAATATAAAGTTTATGTTAGGTGATCTATTAGTACGTAAAGTTGAATGGGGATATGATGTAGCTGATATAGTCTATACCTATCTGTATGATCCTAAATCTGGTGACTATACATTCTTAAATGATTACAAATTTAATGGTACAGACTATGTACTTTCGCGCAAAACTATGTTATAATATACTATTCAATGGAGAAATAAATGCAAAAAGAATCAATTCTCATTCTACAAGAATGTGCCGAGCTTCAATCTAAAAAGTCTGAAGACTATCAAAATCCAAATTCACAAGTAAAACAAGCAATGCATTATCGACGTGGTGTCGATTCTATACATGATACTATGCATGGCAAAATGTTACGTGCTCAGTCTTTACTTGAATCCGGTCAAGCCAATAACTTCGAATCACTCGAAGACACATACAAAGATCTTATTAACTATGCATCTTTTGCTGTCTCATATATTCGTGGCAAAATGGAAGGTCAGGATCCTACCCTCGATTACTTAAACAAACCTAAAAATGTTGATTAAACCTTATACAGTACAAGATGTAAGAGATTACTTTGTGGCTGGTAAGCAACGCGGTATGCATATGACCACCGATAAAACTGGTGTTAAATGTATTGAACTTATCGGTGCAAGCTTCTTAGCAAATGAACCAGCTATCTTTGGTGAACCTAACTCAGAGTATATAGCAAAGGAAATAGAATGGTATCAATCTATGTCACTAAATATTAATGACATATATAAAGGTGAAAAACCTCCTCCAGCAGCATGGCAATATGCAGCAAGCGCTGATGGTATGATCAACTCTAACTACGGTTATCTTATATATCACAAAGATAATGGGTATCAATATGATAATGTACTTGAAGAATTAGATTCTAATCCTGATGGGCGTAGAGCCACTATGATATATAATAGACCAGAGATATGGAATGAATATGATCTATTTGGTATGTCTGACTTTATATGCACCAACTCAGTGGCTTATTATATACGCGATGGTAAAATAAACTGTTGTGTACAAATGAGATCTAATGATGTTGTCTACGGTTATAAGAATGATTATGCATGGCAACAGTTTGTATTAGAAGAGTTAGCATATGATCTAGGTCTTGTTGCAGGTAAAATGATATGGCAAGTACAGAACTTGCATGTCTATGAAAAACACTTTGACTTAAT